TTGAAGGCTTTGAAGATAGAGCACCTGATGGAATGCCTACAGGAATTAAAGTTCCTTACATCATAACAGTAGATAGTGGTTCTAGAAAAGTATTATCAATTAGAAGAAACTATAAAGTTGATGATCCTAAAAAAAGAAGAATTAATTATTTTGTTCATTTTAAATTTTTACCGGGTTTAGGTTTTTATGGTTTTGGATTAATTCATATGATTGGTGGTTTAACAAGAGCAGCGACGTCTGCCTTAAGACAACTAATTGATGCTGGTACACTCTCCAATTTACCAGCAGGATTTAAGATGAGAGGGATTCGTGTAAACAACGATGCTCAATCATTGCAACCAGGTGAGTTTCGAGATGTCGATGCACCTGGTGGAAATCTAAGAGATGCTTTTATGACTTTGCCTTACAAGGAACCTTCTGCAACATTATTACAGTTGATGGGGATTTGTGTTCAGGCTGGACAGAGATTCGCGTCAATTGCTGACATGCAAGTTGGCGACGGGAACCAACAGGCGGCTGTTGGAACAACTGTAGCTCTTTTAGAACGTGGTTCAAGAGTCATGTCAGCGATCCACAAAAGATTGTATGCTTCTATGAAAAATGAGTTTACTTTATTGTCGGATGTTTTTTCAACTTACCTTCCCGCGGTTTATCCATATGAAGTAGTAGGTGCGGACAAACAAATTAAACAAGCTGACTTTGACGACAGAATAGATGTTTTACCAGTTGCTGATCCAAATATATTTTCATCAACTCAAAGAGTTTCTATTGCTCAAACAGAATTACAATTAGCTCAATCTAACCCAGAGATGCATGATTTATATGCAGCTTACAGAGATATGTATCAAGCAATTGGTGTTAAAAATATTGATCAAATATTACCACCACCGCCAGAGCCGGCTCCTAAAAATCCAGCTCTAGAACATATTGATGCTTTAGCGGGCACTCCTTTTGAAGCTTTTACAGGACAAGATCATCAAGCTCACATTGCAGCTCATCTTTCTTTTATGTCTACAACTATGGCACAAAATAGTCCGGTCATTATGGGTTCATTAGAAAAAAATATTTTTGAGCATATTTCATTAATGGCTGATGAACAGGTACAAATGGAAATGCAAGAAAAAATAATGCAAGTAGGACAGTTACAACAAATGATGCAAAATCCTGAAGCACAACAAAACCCAGAACTTAAACAAGAAATGGATAGATTAGTTATGGAAATTGAATCTAGAAAAGCTGTTTTAATTTCTGAAATGACTGAAGAGTTTGTTAAAGAACAAAATAAAATAATGGGCGATTTAGGTAATGATCCAATTGCTAAATTAAGAGCAAGAGAACTAGATATTAAAGCTCAAGACAATTTAAGAAAACAAAAAGAAGACGATGCAAGGTTGAATCTAGATAAGATGAAAGCTATGATGAACCAAAGCTATCAACAAGAAAAGATGGATCAAACCGAAGATTTAGCTGAACTTAGAGCTGAAACTTCACTAACTAAACAAAAAATGTCTAATCAAGCAAAAGCAAAAGCTGATGCAACTAAAAGATTTGACGTAAGTACATTAAAAGGACCTAGGAGGTAGTTATGGCAAGACAAGGACTATACGCAAATATAAATGCTAAGAAAAAAGCTGGTACTTCAAAAAGTAAAGCTAAAAGTACTATCACACCTAAAGCTTATGCTAATATGAAAGCAGGGTTTCCAAATAGTAAAAAAAATAAGGGTAAAGCGTAATGAGAGCCACTCTTGGAATGGGAGCGGTTCGTGCTTCTTTCAAGAGAGGCGGAACGCCTGCTTGGCAGCGTAAGGAAGGTAAATCCGAGTCCGGTGGATTAAATGCTAAAGGTAGAGCTTCATATAATAAAGCAAACCCGGGATCTAATTTAAAAGCACCACAACCAGAAGGCGGATCAAGAAAAAAATCTTTTTGCGCACGAATGGGTGGGATGAAAAAAAAATTAACATCATCTAAAACAGCCAACGATCCAGATTCAAGAATAAATAAATCACTTCGAAAGTGGAAATGCTAATGCCATTTAAATCAGAAAAACAAAGAAAATATTTATTTGCTAACGAACCAGAGGTAGCCAAAAAATTTTCTCAAGATTATAATAAGGGTGGTGTTGCTTCTATGTTTAGAAAAAAACAAGCAGACGGAACAGACCCAAATTACGAAGGTTGGAAAAAAATTTACGAAACAAATCCAGACCTTGCAGCATTAAATGATAAGCATGATGAGTACTTAGAAAAATACACTTTAGAAATGTCTACATCGGATGCAGGTGAAGCAGGAATTTTAGGAACTGAAGAAGCTAACATGGAATTTGTTGAAGCCGATGATGGCGAAGAAGTTATGGTTGATGACAGAATTAATTTAATGGCAGCTGCACCAGAGAAACAACCTTTCTTATCAGGTGACCTATCTGCAACAACCCTGTTTATGAATAAAGGTGGTAAAGTTCCTCAACTAGTTCGAACTAATCCGGATGGTTCAAGACCAGGTTATGCTGGACCAAATGAACCTAATGATGGTCAAGGCGTAAGCGCAGGTCCAGGCGACACTGGAGGTGAAGGTGGTGATAACCCTACTGATAAGTCTGATACTCAACCGGGACCAGACCTAGAGAGCAATAGAGAAGATTACAGAACTTCACAATATACTGCACCTAAAGCTCAAGTAACAACAACTGTAACTTCACCAAGAACAAATCGAGTAACAGGTGAAAAAATACCAGATTATGACATTACTCGTGACAAAAGATATAGTCCAAAAAGTAAAACTGGTTTTGGAAAAAAAGGAAAAGATACTTGGCACGAAGCTGCTACTAAAAATATTAACAAAAACATAAGACCCGGTCTAACTGCAGGACAAGTATTTGGATGGGGTTTAACTTTAATTAGTGCAGGAGTAGTTCCAGCTCCACCTGTCGTAAAAACACTAGCATCTGGATACGGCGCTGTAAAAAATGTAAAAAGTGCTATAAATGTAATTGATACTTTGACATCTAAGAATCCAACTCCAAAAGATAAAAAAGAACCTGGGACAATTAAAGACGCTATTAAAACAGCAGTTAAACAGAAAGCAAAAGAAAAAATTGCAGAAGAACTAAAAATGAGTGTTAAACAAATTGATGAAATAACAAAAATTGGAATAAACGCATGGAACTCAAATATTGCTGAAAGTATTAAAACTAAATTTACTGAAACGTTTAAAAGTAACAAACCTCCAAAACAAAAAAAAGAAGTTGATATCAACGACGAAGTAACATTTACTGGCGGTGACAATGATGGACCCAATGAGGTTATTATTCCCGTAGTCCCAGAGTTTTTAGAAGAAAAAATAATAGTAGAAGAACCGACATCCTCCCTATCAAATGCAGCTACCTTGGACCTAATTAGAAATAGACAAAACAGAAGTAGGTCTTTTTTTAATGCAAATAGTGGTGGACTTGCCGGATTATTTAAAGTAAAAAAACAATAGGAGAAAATATTATGAGAAATGATTACGGAACAAGACCTTATATTTCAAGATTCTCAGGCACGACTGCAAAGTCATCCCCTAAGAAACAAGGAGCTAATGATAGACTTGACGAATCTTTAGGAATGAGAGATGGCAAAGAAGCTACAAAGACTCAAAGCTATAAAGATAGAAGAGACGAATCTAGAGGAGCAGAATAATGAATTCATCAAGAATGAATAAACTGGAAGAACTTGGAAGAGTTGATTCAGAAAAAGCTTTTACTAAAAAAGGTAAAAGAAATTTAAAAGACGAAAAGAAAAGAATTGTTAAAAGTTTAAAAGGCGGTGGAATGTCCTCAAGAGGACTTGGCAAAGCTTTTAGAGGGGGAGGACTAGCATAATGAAAGATTGGCAAAAAGGATCTGGTTTTGTTAAAGAACCAAAAGTTACAGTAGGACCAGGAGTTACAAAAGATGGTTGTGCTACAGGTGGCGTTGTAATTGAAACTACAAATCCTACAGAATCTCAAACAGTTAATGTTAGAGGTACTAAAAGAATGAGAACCGACAAAAAACCAGTTAAAGCAACTTGGTATTAAGCTATGTGGTTATCGGCAATTAAATTAGCCGTTTCTGCTGGCAGTAAAATTTACGCTAACAAACAGAAGACGAAGATAGCTATGTCAGATGCACAGCTTATGCACGCATCACGTATGGCAGAAGGTAAGGAAGCTTACCAGGGAAAATTATTAGAAGCCCGTCAGTCAGATTGGAAGGACGAGGCAGTTTTAATAATTCTTTCGGCGCCCATAGCAATTTTGGCCTGGGCAGTTGTAAGTGACGATCCGACAGCGATGGACAAAGTAAATATTTTCTTTGAGCATTTTGCAGCACTACCGTCATGGTTCACTAATTTGTGGATCCTTGTCGTGGCGAGTATTTATGGTATAAAGGGTACACAAATATTCCGAGGAGGAAAAAAATAATGAAAAAACAAAAAGTACAAACAGTTAAGAAAGTAATTACGGGTTTAAAAAAAGCTTCTAAATTACATGCAGGACAAGCTAAAGTTTTAAAAAAAGTAATAACTTCTAAAAAATCATAATATGTCTGCATTATTAAACTCTTATACAAAAAATAAGAGTGCAGAAGATAAAAAAGAAATTGAAAGACGGGTAAAAGAAATAGGTGCTGATATGTCGTTACAATCAGCTATATTATACGTCCTAGCAGAAATGAGAGAAGAAGCTAAAAAAAAGGGGGGTTTAATAGGTAAACCTTTAGGAGCTGGAGGAAAAAAATAATGGCTTGTTGGGATGGTTACGAAAAGAAAGGCATGAAAAAGAAAGGCAAGAAAATGGTACCTAATTGTGTGCCTAAAAAAATGGCTGATGGTGGCCTATCGAATGCAGCAGGATATTCTCCTGTAATGGGAACTAATAAATTTGGATACCCTAGTGGTGGTATACCAGTTAAAAAAGGATAAATAATGGACGGCATTAATTTACTATTTAAGTTACAAAAACAAGTCAAAGATACTCAAGATAGTATCTCAAACGTATTGATAAATGGTCAAGTTGACAATTGGGACAAATATCAGTATATGGTAGGACAACTAAAAGCATATCAACTAGTTTTACAGGAAATCTCTAACCTGCTAAAAGACAAGGAGCAAAACAATGACGAAGACGACAATATCCACAAACTCAACCCCAAAAATTGAGTTAACAAATACACCACTCGTTGGTGTAAAAAAATCAGAACCAAAAAAAGAAAAAGATATGACATCTTTACTTCCTCAACCAACAGGTTGGAGAATTTTAGTTTTACCATTTAAAATGGATGAAAAAACTAAAGGTGGACTTATTATGAATGAGTCTACTTTAGAAAAACAACAAGTAGGTTCTCAAGTTGGAAATGTTTTAGCAATGGGACCTGAAAGTTACACAGGAAAAAGATTTGAGAAATCTGGACCTTGGTGCAAGTTAGGAGACTGGGTAGTCTTTGCACGTTATTCTGGATCAAGAATTCAAATTGAAGGTGGTGAAGTACGTCTGCTAAATGACGACGAAGTTTTAGCAACAGTCAAGGATCCAACGGATATCTTGCATCAATACTAACCAATAGGAGAAACTATGCCAGAGGACAAAAACGATAAGATCATAGACTTACCAACAGACGGTCCTGGAGCCGAAGTCACATTACCAGAAGAAACTGTAAAAGAAGGACAACAACCAGTTGATGTTCCTGCAGCAAAACCTGAAGGAGAGGTTACTATTAAAGAAACACCAGCTCCAGAAGAAAAACCTGCAGAACTTATTACAGAAACAAAAACAGTAAGTGATAAAGAAAAAGAACTTGAAGAATATAGTGATGGAGTTAAGAAAAGAATTGCTAAACTTACTAAACGTATGCGTGAGTCTGAGAGAAGAGAACAGGAAGCTACAAAGTATGCGCGTTCTGTAGTAACTGAACAAAGAGTTCTTAAGGAAAGATTATCTAAATTAGATACAGGATATGTTTCAGAAATGGAAAATAGAATTGTTTCTTCTTTAGAGTCTGCTCAAGCTAAATTAGGAAAAGCTCGAGAAGAAGGCGACATCACAGCTGAAGTTAATGCACAAAAAGAAATTGCTAAACTTGGTTATGAAGAAGCAAGACTAGCAGAAATGAAAGTGCAAAATACTGCTAGAGATAAAAAACAGGTAAGTGAAACATTAAAACAACCACTTAATATTCAACAAGATCAAACACCAAAACCTGATGCGAGAGCAACAGAATGGGCAGAACAAAACTCATGGTTTGGCAAAGATAACGCCATGACCTACACAGCTTTTGATATGCACAAAAAATTGGTGGAAGAAGAAGGATTTGACCCACAGAGTGAGGATTATTATATCGAGTTAGATAAGAGAATAAAACTTGAATTTCCCCACAAATTTGGTAATAATACTACAAATACGATTAAGCCAACTCAAACTGTAGCTTCGGCTACGCGAGGGGTAAATAAAGCTGGTCGCAGAACTGTGCAACTCACATCATCACAGGTAGCAATTGCT